CGATAACTGGACGGACAGCCCCGAAACGTTCCAACAGGAGGAAAGCAAGACATTTTTGGGGCAACTGGTCTCCGCCCGTGAGGGCATACGCCTTGATACGGCCGAAGCGATAGTTTTCTATTCTATGGCGTATTCTTATTTATCCTATGAGCAGACGAGGAACAGGATTCAAAGCAGGGAACGCAGGAGTCCCGCCCCGTGCTGTTTCTTTTTCAGCCGGGGAGGTATAGATGCAGATATTTACGAAGCGGTGACGGCAAAACGGGATTTCACGACAGCGTGGTACAGAAAGAAACACGGCGGTATATGAGCAGGGCGAGGCTTGAAAGAGACATACAACGGGAAATAATAAACCGCTATACGAAACGGGGCTATCTCGTGGTGAAGCTGGGTATAACCAATCGCCCCGGATTTCCCGACCTTATGACGTTGAAAGGCGGAAAGGCATCGTTTATCGAAGTCAAACGTCCCGGAGAAAGGCCGAGGCCGTTGCAGGAGTATCGGATAAAAGAACTCCGGGCTCTCGGTTTTGAGGTAGAGATATTGAGCGAATAGAAAATAAGGCGATTTAAGAGTGTTTCTTTCCTGTTTGGTATAATTTATCCTTTTCAAGGAGAAACCTCCGCAAATCTAAAAAGAATAGGCAATAAGACGCATTTGTGATACAATTAAACATTCAAGCTATGGAAGTAATAAAAGAAGATTGCAATTACCGGATTGTCGTTGAGCGTTTGTGCGGCTATCCGATAACGTTCCGTCATTGGAAACGGGGCGATGTGGTTGAAATTAAGGTTGACGACAATTTTGCCAAAGCAAACGGTTATCAATCCGCTACACATTTCCTTGAAAATATACAATGTTTCAAGGAATATTTAACCCGAATAGGCCGAGTCCCGGAATGGGTTATAATAAGCCCGAAAGGGGAATTTTATTTTAGAGACATAAGCATGTTAAATTAACTAACCAAAAAAATAAAACAATGAGTAACAAAGAAATTCTTATCGGAGTAAAAATCCAAGTGAACAACGAGAAGGCAATACGGAAGATTGTCGAGAGTCAGAAACAAATCGACGAGCTCAAAAAAAAGCAGACGGAATTAACCGAGGCTTTCAAGGAGGGAGCGATTAGCGAGGAGGAATATAGAAAGGGAATGGAGGAATACCGTACCCAAATCGAGCAAAGCGCATTCAAAGTGCGAGCCCTACGGAAAGAGATACAAAACAACCTCCGAATCGAGGAAGAACAAAAAGGGTCGTTGAAACAACTGCGTGCGGCACTCTCGAACCTTACGGCCGAGTACGACCGATTGAGCCAAGCCGAGCGGGAAGCCACCAAAGGCAAGAGGCTTGAAGATAAGATAAACGGGGTAACCAAAGCGTTGAAAGGGGCGGAGGAGGAAACCGGTCGGTATTACAGGAACGTCGGCAATTATGACAATGCCATAAAGGAGGCTATCGGCTTAAATTCCGATTTTGCCAAAACCCTGTTTGAGATAGCGGAAGGCGGCACGGGGGCGACGACGAAGATAAAAGCCTTTGGCAAGACCCTTTTATCCCTCATCAAGAGCCCCTCATTTATGGCTGTCGCCGGCATTGTCGGTGTCGGCTCTGCCTTCAAATGGTGGTATGATTATAACGCCGGACTTGTGGAGGCAACCCGATTGACAAAGCAGCTGACAGGTTTGTCGGGGAACGAGCTAAAACAGTTCAGAAACGAGGTACAAGCCATATCGGACACATTCGGGAAAGATTTCCGGGAGACACTGAACACGGCCAACGCCTTGACGAGGCAGTTCGGCATATCTACCGATGAGGCTGTTTCCTTGCTGAAAGAAGGGCTTATCTCCGGAGCGGACGTATCGGGAGCGTTTTTACAAAATGTCCGTGAATACTCGACATTCTTCAAAGAGGCCGGATTGAATGCCGATGAATTTATAGCCATAGTCAGCCAGACGAACAAAGACGGCCTGTTTTCCGACAAGGGTATCGACGCAATCAAGGAGGCAACGATCCGTTTGCGGGAAATGACGACCGCCACGTCCACGGCGTTGGAAAATATAGGCTTAGACTCGAAGCAGGTACAAAAGGATCTTGTAAGCGGAAGCAAAACGATATTCGATGTTATCCGGGAAATATCGGCCAGACTTGGAGAGCTGCCGGAAAACTCTGCCGCCGTTGGAGCCGCAATAGCCGACATATTCGGAAGTCCGGGAGAGGATGCCGGGCTTCAATATCTGAAAACCTTGAAGGACATAGATACGAGCATGCAAACCGTGATAAAAAGCTCCGGCGAGCTTGGAGAATTGCAGAGGGCACGAATAAACTCTGAAATAGAGCTTCAAAACGCCATATCGGAGTTTGCAGACATAACCGGCGGCACGTTTGAGGCGTTGCAATCCAAGATAAAAACAGGTTGGAATGCGACTATGACGGACATAGTTAAAACAATTAACTCACAGATAAAAAGGGTAAAGGGAATGTTCGATTTTGTCGGGGGGCTCATGGACGGACTTAAAGGCAAGCCGACATTTACCATTCAAGAGCCAAAGGAGGAAGTTCTCAACGATACCGATCCGAACAGGTTAACACCTTCACAACAGGCGGCTTTGGACTTTCAAAATAAATTGGATAAGGAGAAAGAGAGGGAAGAAAACGAGAAAAGAATGAAGATGTTACAGGAACGCCAAAAGAAAGAGATAGCCGCCTTGCGAGCCCTCAGAGACGCAGAAAACTCGCTCATCGAGGACAGTGCGGAAAAGCAGCGAGCCACCATAAACGCAAGCTATGACGACCAAATCGAGGACTTGAAAAGATACCTTGAAACCGAGGGCGATTTGACCCCCAAAGCCAAAGCCGCCGTAAACGAGACTATCGACCGACTGAATAAAAAGCGTACCGCCGACCTCGCTAAGGTAAATGAAAAGGAGATGAGGAACCAGTTGCAGCAAGAGGCCGACTACATACGGCAGAAACTCGAACTTTCCACGGAAGGCGATTATCAAGAGTATGATTTGAAAGCCAAGTTGCTCAAAAAGGAAATGGAGATAGAGCTATCCAATACCGAGCTTACGACCGAGCAGAAAAAGCTAATCGAGGAACGTTATCAAAAGAAGCTCGACGAAATGACATCGGAGCATGAGCGGGAAAAACAGGAGAAAGCCATGAAAGCATTTGAGCTCGAACTGTCCAACAGGTTAGCAGCCGCCAAGATAGCCGGAGAAGATGAGTTGCAAGTCGAGCTTGAAAATGCCAAGAAACGGCTTGATTCCTTACAGCAGTTAGAGGGAGAAAGCGATGCCGAGTTCAAAGCCCGACAACTCGAAGCCCAGCAGGAATATTTGGATGCCAAAGAGGAACTTGCCCAGAGGGAAATAGAGATAGAACAGGCGAAACTGGATGCGGCTTCACAGATTACGGGGGCTCTATCAGGGTTATTCGAGCAGCTCGGAGAGAGCAACAAGGCGTTTTTGATATTGTCAAAGACATTAGCCCTCGCCGAGATAGCCATAGAGACAGGAAAGGCAATCGCCAAACTGACATCGGCAAACGCATGGAAAGGAATAGCCGGTATAGCAGAGTCAGCCGCCGGAATTGTTCAAATTATCTCCAATATGACAACCGCTATCGGTATAATCAACTCGGCCAAGTTCGCCAAAGGCGGTCTTGTAGAAGGATCCGGAACAGGGACGAGCGACAGCATACCCGCTATGTTGTCTAACGGTGAGAGCGTGATAACGGCGAGAGCGACCTCCATGTTTTCCCCGATATTGTCGTACATAAATCAATCGGGCGGAGGTGCGCCTATTGTGGTGGAAAAGGGTAGCCAAGCAATGGGCGAAGATATGATTGCGAGGGCTGTCGCCAAAGGAATAAAAGGGATTCAACCGGTCGTTTCCGTTACGGAGATTAACAAGGTTGGCTCACAGGTTAATGTGGTAGAGAATTTGGGCGACAGGTAGAGAGTAAAAATAAGCCGTTTTAGGGTGTTTCTTTGTCTTGGTGATAAAAATCTACACGAGAACAAAGAAATACTCTCAAACGGGCTAAAAGGCATATAAGGCGATGTTAAATTTAATAACAAGGATATGAAAGAGGAATTGTATATAAAGGGCGAAAGAGTCGATTTGAGCGACGGTGAGATAACACTCAATTTCAAGAGCAATTTGTTGGGGGACATTTCCAAGATAACAGCCTCGAACAGTTATACGATAAAGTTACCGAGGACGAATAAGAATATACGGCTGTTGGATTTTCCCGATGTTGCCGGTCATGAGAGCTACATGATGAGGGACTATTTCAATGCGGAGTATTACAGGAATGGGGTAAAGCTATTTGACGCAAAGGCTGTTCTTATATCGTGTAGCGAAGACGGCTTTAATGTGGCCTTGACTTGGGGAATGAGTGAGAAATTTATTCAGCTCATGAACGATGATAAGAGCATACAGGAGTTTGCCGATATGGCTTTGCCGTGGAACAGCTCTACGACCTACGACAACGGACTGGTTGACGGTCAATTGTCACACGGTTATATCCGTCATAATGCGGGTATAGATGTAGATTCCAACCGAGACAAGATATTTATACACCCGTCGGTCAATTGCATGAGGCTGTTGGAGGAAATAGCCTCATATTACGGTCTTACAATGGATTGGGGCAGTTATAAGCAATATATAGAACTGTTGTACTTGCCCCTCATCTCCCAGAAAGCAAACCCCAAATACAACTGGTTTGAAGCGGAAATAACAGGAATTGACGAAGATACACAAGGGGTTCAGTTGAGGCAAGTAAATGCGATTCAGAATATACGGATTATCACGGGTAACGATTGGAATGATATATTTATTCGCAATACGAGTAACTGGAAAGATTGGGAGATGGATTTGTGTATATCGACGACCGCCCCTGCCGGTAAAAATGCGGTTGAAGTCATGATTTTTAATTCAACTCATGTTTTGGGTATATATTACCTTAAAGCCGATGAACTGGGCGTTTGCAGACATAAAGGCAGTATGCCTTTCAGATTGGAAGGATATAGCGATATTACGATACAAATAACTTCGATTTATAGATTAGGGACAATCAAAAGCTATGTGAAGATAACCGACCCGGATATAACCGAAGATGTTGCTTATGGAGGTGTTTACCCGATCGGCTCTAACCTGCCGGATATATCGGTAGTCGATTTCATAAAGCAAATATGCTGGCTATTCGGCTTGTTCGCCATAAAAAGCGATACCGGTGTCTCTTTCATATCCGTAAACAAGATAATAGACAATAAAAATAAGGCGGTCGATTGGAGCAAGAAATTAGTTCCGACAGGGTGGACGGCCAAAGAGACCTCGTACACGTTTGGGGACTTTGCACAGAAGAACTATTTCCGTTACGAGGAGAACGAGAACGCCAAGAGTGCAGACGGCTATATGGTTGTACAAAATAAGACTCTCGACTATGAAAAAGACTTAGTGAAACTCCCTTATACTGCCGGGGGTGACAATGGGGACATGAGGGCTGTTCCATATTTCAAATGGAGCGACGACGGTACGATCGTGGAGCTTGAAGATTGCGGAGACAGGATTATGCAGCTTGTAATCTCTTTTGACAGTCAAGGCAAGGAGGATGCCCGGTTGGACTTTTCAGACCTTAAATTTCAAAATCGGGTATCACGTTTCGGCCTATCTTCTTATCAAGACCTCATCAAGTCGCCGTTTGTGATTAAGGACACATTCAGACTTACAGAGATAGATTTGAAAAACATCGATTATTCGATACCTGTGTATATAGAGCGATATGCTGCATTTTTCGCTATTATCTCTATAAGGTCGCAGGGCGATTATTCAGAATGTGAATTGTTGAAGTTGTTATCGTAAACGATTGGAAATAATTAGAATAATGTGTATCTTTATAAAAAAAATAGGAGTATGGAAAGAGGAAAATACAATGAAGTTAAAGATGAGGTGATAAGTTATATTCGGGAAGGCGATACCGTAAAAATGGCCTGTAAGAAAGCCGGTATTATTCGAGATACGTTTTATCGTTGGCAAAGGGATAAGCCGGAATTTGACGAGGCTTTGAAGAAAGCCAGAAAAGAGTTTCGTGAAACTATCGTTCAAACGTTGGAGCAATCACTTTGGAAGCGTGCTGCCGGTTATGAGATTGAAGAGTCTAAAAATGAGTATAGGACTTTAAAGGACGGGAGTAAAGTGCTTGTAAAGTCAAGCAAAATAACGAAGCACTTCCCTCCGGATACTGGTGCACTTATATTTGCTTTGACGAACTTAGACCCTGAAAATTGGAAAAACAAACAGGATAACAGGCTTTCTGTCGATGAGAGTGTAGGCGGATTTAAAATATCTGTTGTACACAGAGACGGTACGCCACCGATAGCCAACAGTGAAGATGACATCGCCGATTAGTCGGTTTGTTGTGAAATTTGTATATTTGTATTTAATTGTAATCTCTTTTTGCTAAACCAAGAGCCCCCTTTTGTATGGTGGTGTAAGTGGAAACACGAGATCGGCGTTTTTCTCCTGCCATGTACGCCAAGCAATAGGGGGCTTTTTTTTGAGAATGTAATGAAAG